TACCGTGAAAGAATCGGAGAGGGTTTCCTTTATAAAGGAAAGACTCTCTGATTGCTTCCTTGAAGACCTGTTACAGGTCCGGGAAGCCAGACGGAACCACAAGTATGGGGTTCTCGGCCCTCAGACGTTTATAACGGCGGAAGACCGTACAATGCTCTTCAGCCGGTGTTGGCGGGATTTAAAACCCCACCGTTTCACCGGTTTACTAGAGACAATCCGAAATCTCATTCAATCAGATATTCGGACTCTGAGGAGACAGCGCCGATGGATTCGGCCCTGGCTCACCCAGATGTATATGTGTATGGAAACTCCTGAGGAGTTCCAATACACTCTAAAGTGGTGGAGGTTATTTACTAACCTCCTCCTTAGGGGAGAAAATATGGACACGTGCACCCAAATTTGGAAGGCACATGTACTTTGTATCCGAAACTCAACCTTAGGTAAGGTCGGATATGTTCGAGAACACCATTGGGATACCCACTGGTACTCGATTACCTCACAAGGGCATTGGCTTAACCGAGCCCCTGTTACAGAGAAGGATTGGATTCGGATTTCCGTTTACATCGGAACCCGTTGCCTACCGGCTGGCAGTGCTAATAAGGCACTAGAGGCGCAGTTCAAAACAATAATTGTGATGACCACTCGCCGGCCAGATCCGGATGAGAGATTACTCTCATTGATTCGGACTTACTCCCATATTACAGGGAGAGAAATCCGGAATTGTGTTGACCAACATCCACATCTGTGGAGACGGCTACACATGCACAGTTCCCTCACAAACTCAAGTTGTTATGAGGTAACTCGAGAGAAAGGAGGAAAATTCTCCTACTTCCTCCAGTCTTTCTATCAGGACTTTCTCCTGAGAGATACGGATCCTTTAGGAATAAGGGACCCGTTAGGAAACACCTTCATATTCGAAGGTGGCCCGAGGTGGAGATGTAACATCACCACCCCTGAGGGTATCATACCCTCTCCCGAAGGAGAGGGAATTTTCGGATCAGTTATGGATTCTCCATACCTGATCAAACCCCGTTACGGGGTCAACCAGAAAGCTATTGCTCATCTGGTCTTCCTATTTTGCTATCTCCACCTCCGAGAACGGGGATGGATTAATAGGAACGGGCAGTCTATAGGTATGATACCTATCCCTGCCAAACTTTGCGACGTCGGGGAACCCGGCGGCAAAGTTCGTATACCAACAGTCACATCAGCTTGCTTGACGACTTATTTACAGCCGTACCAGCATCTGATGACCAGCCTCTTAGAGACTGATCCGACCCTAAGGGCGGGACTGAAGGCAGAAACCCAAATATGGGAGTATGCCAAACGATGGGAGGGATTAACCCTCCGATCGGAAGGTATCCTGCTGGGGGATCTTGAAGATGCCACCAACTGGATACATCCCTGTGTTGCTAAGCGGCACATGGAAGCTTTCTGGGAGGGTTTTCTCAATCCAAAAGAGAAACTCTCCCCATATATGAGATATGCCCACACTTTGTGTGTGCATCCCCTAGGTATTGAACATCTAGGTCTCATATACACCACGTGCCAGGGAGCCCCAATGGGGCTGCCTGGCACGAAGGCCCTCCTCCACAGTATGGCCAAAGCCATTAATAAGGCCGCGTCGCAACAAAGTTCCGCGTGGCCCTATGAGAAGATCCGTTTATCGGATACCTTCTCCTGTGCGGGTGATGATATCATCAAAACTGGAAGCCTCGAAGTTCTTTCGAGACACCAGCAGGCGGCACTGGATTACCTAGTGAAGCCCTCTGATGATAAATGGGGGGTTTACCTCCATGGGGGCCCATATTGTGAGAGATTCTGCCGTAACGGCGGAGTCTCCACTCGGACCCCTTGGCGCCTAGAGAAAGATTATTCTTTCGTTCTAGACGCACCCCGGACCCGCCTCCTTTCTCCCGAAACGAAGGCGAGACGTGGGGATGAGGACAAGAATCCGACTTTCGGAAAGATGTCCCAAATGATCCGGGAAGTTTCATGGGTCTCAGACCCGTACGTTAGAATACGTGCTTATTGCAGTTTTCTACGGAACTTCCGGGATTATGGCGATGGGAGAGTCTTAATGGCTTTTCTCATGGCCAGTGGTCCCCGGCCTATGCCGCTCCCCACCCAGATTATCTGGGAGTGGTTGGGACCTGAGTTGAGGCGTGCTTTAAGACAATTCTCTCAACTGAAGGCACGGAGCACGCTAGAAGCGTCCGTACGTCGCTATCTGTATTATACAGACCTCTCCTACTTCGAGGACAAATCCTCGAGGAAGGGGAACGCGATACTCTTTCCCTCTCCCTTAAGGAGAGCGGGTTTTTAAAGCCCTTGGAAGAGGCATTTGGCCAGATTAAGAATCAAATTCCAAACTGGTCAGAACTCACCTTTTTCGATAAGGTGAGAGAAGTTGAACATTCACCTGATTGGCTTACGCTAACTCAGATGAATGAAACCCATATCCCTTTTTGGGAACGGGCGAACAACCTTTTCAAAGGTTGGCAGACCCGACCTTATTCTCAACGAATAAGGAACTTAGTGGCTTTTCTTGGTCCACTACTATCACCAGATGAAATTTCTCCAACTGAGTTGGAGTCCCTCAATGTGAGGGGCTTGACCTGGAAATCAGTCTGCATAGCCCGGGCGGACTACGACAAAGCCGTAGCGCCCAGTCTAACCCGGGGAGATCAATTCTTCCTCGGGATTCCCAGCGAGAGGTATTTAATACGTCATCGCCGGAGATATTACGAGCCGGGGTCATCAACCTAAGCAGTTCTCAAGGAACTGTAGTGTGGCGAGGACACCGGCTTTATCGTAATTATAAAGCAACATGCTCGGCTAAGCC